AAGCTATCTCTTCATTTACAATCCTGCCTAAAACTGCTTTACAGATATTCTGTTGCAAATCATAGTTTAAACTTAGATTCATAAAGTACCCTGTAATTGAGTTAATTGACCATCTAGTGACAGGATTGAAATATCCAAATATAGAACCCTCAAACCTTACAAATGGTCCTGCATATAACCTCTGTTTTTCCTCAACTGCAATCCTTAAAAATTCTTTATTAACCTCATAAGGCTCTGCTAATATACTCTCAGATATTCCACGCCTTACCCATCGTTCTGTCAAAGTAACCTCATCATCCTGATATATAGCACCAACATATAATTCATTTGGACTATCACCATTAAATACATTGATAGTCTCAGGCACAAAAGTAAATTTACCTGTTTGCGTAGCCGTATGAGTTTCTCCTATTTGGTCGCCAAAATCTATTAAAACAAATCCAGAGATTCGAGTATAAATAATATCATTAACAGTCCCTGATGGTGCTAAAATTCTAAACGTAACTACTTTGGTAAACAAACCAGTTGCAGGTACAACAGATGATATAATTGATTCAGTACCACCCACGCCAACAGTTGACCTGATTTGATAATAATTTATTCCTGATACAGTTGGAGTATTTGCCCAACCTCCATCTGCCTGTAAATAATAAGTATCTAATCCATCATATAGACTAATTACAAAATTCATATCCGTACTAAACAAAGGATCAGGATTTTCGTAATCAATAAGAATTTTTATTTTATTGCCATTATCTACACTAATGGTATTATTATTTTGGTAATAATTGGTTAAAGTTGGATAAGTGCCACCATCAGAAAAGAAAATCAATTTGCCTGATAGCGATGTACCTAAATACATTGTACCTGTCTTAGTATAGCCAGGAATTGTAACACTATCACAAGGAAGTGCAGGATCACCTACGCATCCCCTAGAAAAGCCTGTTAAATATGGATTAGCTAGTTTTTCATTTAAATTCTGTAGCTGACCAAATACATAAGACATAGACGCATTTTTATATGGTCTATCTATCATCTTCATCTGGTCGGTATTAATATGGAAATAAGGCGATAAAATAACGCCTTCACTCTCACCTCCTAAAGTAGCATCTAAGTTAATCGTAACAGTAGGCTGATCATAAACTCTCTGCCCATCTAAATATTTTCTAAACGTTAAATCACCACTTAATGCCAATTCAGTTGGTCTATAAATATACCATTCACCACCGCTTTGTATCATCACCGCAGTCCATTCCTCAAGTATTGACCTTAATACATCCTCGCAATTCATTGGAGTAAATTGGTCATCCTTTAGATAACGCTCACTATTTACAAAAGACAATGCCAGAGGATCGTATGAGTTGCCCTGAGTCATGCTCGTTTCATAAATATTAACGCAAGTATTTAAGACTAAACTAGGAGCATCTAATCGTATTAGACAGGCATTTATAACCTCTAAAAAACTTTGTTTGCCTAAATAGAAATTACCATCATTCTGGACATAGGACAGATTTTTAAGCAACCCTAAACCATCAACGGCATTTACAGAAATTGGATAAGGTGCAAAGGTGAAGGCTTCCTGACATCCATCTGGAATGATAAAGCCTGACCAAATTAAGCCTCCATTTCTAAATATCTCTACTAAAAACTCCCTTTCATTTTCGGTATATAAATCCTCTAATTCAAAGTCCTCAGTTGCTATTAGGTTTAAGGTACACTCTGAGCCTATGATAGCCTCTAGCTTATTGCTTGAAGTATTCTGATAATTTATCTGAATAGGATTTTGTTGAGCCTGAATTTCTATTACTTCACCATCATAATCTAACTGCGATATATCACAAGTATAATCATCTGGAGTACCATTCTCAATCCTAGTATCTCTATCTGCGTAAAAGGTAAAAAAGTATTTAAGGTTATACATTATGGTCCGAATCTTTGAAGTTTAGCACCTGCTCTATTTAATACACCAATTAAGTTAGTTCCTGAAATCTCAAATACAACTCTGCCACCACCAAAGTCTTGAGATGATCCTGCTGCGCTTGTACTAATTGTTGATGATGCTTGTGGGACAGGTGCTGAAAAATTACCTCCAGAACCACCGCCTCCACCCATAGAACCACCTAATTTTGATGCTTGACCTCTTACAACTCCACTCAATGCTAATAGTGCAACACCTGCTGCAATAGCAACAAATGGATTTAATGTTTTTAATGCAGTTTGAATACCTAATAAAGCAACACCTGTAGCAATAGCCATTTGCCCTAATTGACCTAAAACAGATCCTAAACTACTTAACAAAGCATTACCTAAATTTTGCGCTAAACTTGTGCCTGTTGATAATGCATCGCCAATGGCATTACCTATCCCTGCAAATGTTTGTACTAAACTGCCATTAATAATATTTGATATACTTGCATTCCACGCTATAAATTCCTTAGTAACTACATTTAACCGTTCTTTTATTCCAGGAAATGGTACTAAAGGAGTTTTATTTAATAAGGCTACAGACTTTTGATATTTTTCTAAGAATAAATCTAATTCATTAATGCTAGACTTTGCAGTAAAAATTGGATCTCTTTTAAAATCTTGTTTTTTATCCTTTTTAATTGGATCAGCAAATAAATTTCCTGTTTTGGCTTCCTCAGTTCTTAATTGATTTAATATTTTGGTATAGGTACTTATTTCTGATCCTGCTTCTTTAAAGGCTTTAGTTTGATTATTTATTCCATCTTGTAAAACAACAAAGTTTTTTATTCCTGCTGCACCTAATGCAACTCCTACAACCTTACTAAATGTAGATGCTTGTTCAACTGCGCTTTTTGTAGTTGCTTGTAATTGCTTTACAAATGCCTCTCCTAGTAATTTCTCAGCCGCTTGTATTTTAGCTTTTCTTAATAATGAATCACTTAGTAAATCTATTGCCTTTGCTGCTTCTTTACTTCCAACAGTTTCTAGCGTTAAGAAATTTAATTGTTCTGGGTATTCAGCCTTTACTGCTTTTAATGCCTCAAGTCTTGCATTCCTAGATAGATTTTCATTTTTAGCAATACCTATTAGACTCTCTAAAGTTGATATTTCTAATTTAGCCTCTGCTTGAGTTTCAATAAGAGCTTCATTATATTTCTTTTGAGTAGCAGTTGCATTATCAACCACACCTGATAAATAATTTAAAGCACCTGCAACCTTTTCAGGATTCTGAGCCAATACAGTTAATGCAGATGTAACTAAAGAAACTGCAAGTAATAAACCACCACCACCAACTAAAGATGATGCCAATGCTTTTAATGCGCCTCCAGTAGAGCCTGATTCTTGCTTTAATCTTTGAAAAGACTCTAATAATGGTGGAATATTGTTTTGAATACCTATAAATCCAAATGGAGCATCCTGAGCAACCCTGCCTAAGTTAGTTAAGGCAAAGGCAGCTTGATTTGAGCCAGATGAAAACTTATTAAAACCAACTCCATTAATTGCATTTCTTGCAGTCAATAACTGACCTTCTGTAGCTTTAATTGCATTGTTTAAAACAAGTATTCTTCCAGGATCTGTTGAGTTTTTAATTCCATCCTTAAATACTTTTAATTGCCTTTCTAAAACAGATAGACTTTTACCTATTGATAATAAATCTCCATTTGCATCAACAGTAAATCCTTTTAATGCTTTTTTAGCATTGTTTAAATCTTTATCTAATTGTCCTAAAGGTGCGCCAATAGGTATTTCAATTCCTTGCATTTTCCAAATATTTAAGCATCGCCTTATTCATTTGTTCTTTTATTCTGTCCATGTCTTTAATCTGCTCATCTTCATAAATAAATGACATAAACTTTTTATAGGTTGGCATCCCTTTATTTACATGAACTCTCATTCCGTTCCATGTTGCCCATCCTATCCGCTCCCATTCCTTTTTTTCTCTATTAAAAAAGCCTTGACATTTAAGAATATATTGATTCCATGTCAAGGCGTAAAAATCATCAGGCATTAATCCTAGCTCACCAAAAGCAAATGTTAGCACATCTTTATTCCAATTTAACTTTCCGCCTTGCTTTTTTTTTGTTCAGTAACCTCTGT